GAGCTGACGGCCGGCCGCTGTATGTCGGGTGGGCGGGGACGTCGTCGACGGTGGCGGAGTTGCCGGAGACGGTGCGCGCCTTGAATCGGATCTCGCAGTACCGGCGGCCGGGTGGGGTGGTGGTGCGGTTGGTGGGGATCGATGCGAAGCAGGCGATGGGCCTCGGGTTGAAAGGCCGCCAGATCGGTGCGCTCGGCTGGGTGGAGCGGGTGGAGCACTACCTCCAGGCGGTGGAGGAGTTCGACATCTGGTGCGCGCCGTACCGTGGCACGCCGTTCAATTCGGCGAAGTTTCCGACGAAGTGGCTGGAATCGTCGGTCCTGGGCATCCCGTTGATCGCGTCGGACACTCCGGCGTACCGGGCGGTAATCCGGCATGGGGAGAACGGGTTCCTTGTGCGGTACGAGCACGAGTGGGGCCGTCTGCTGAAGCGTCTCGCCGACGATCCGGAGCTTCGTCAGCGGGTCGGGATGACCGCGCGTGGTGAGGCGTCGGGGTCGATCATGCAGGCGTTGCATCACCAGTGGGAGGACGCCGTACGCGTACCCGTGGAGGTGACGGCGTGACGAACCTCGCCAACTACCGGGTAGCCGCCGACGAGCCTTCCGCTGACGCGCCGATCGTCGCTCTTGTCTGCGAGATCTGCTCCCAGAGCAGCGGCCGAGGCGACGTTCGATGGTGGGGGCAGGGCTACAGCCCGTCCGTGCCTGACCTCATCGCCGAGGCCGAACGGCACGAGGAGAAGGGCCATGCCCAATGACGGGCCCGGAGCATTACCGCGAAGGTGAGGAGCGACTGCGCGCCAGCGACTACCAGCGCGCGCAAGCAGGCGACGAAGGCGACCTCACCACCGCCATCCACGAAGCCGCCATGGCCCAAGCCCACTTCACAGCCGCGCTCGTCGCCCTCACCGCTGAGGACAAGTTCGTCACCAGCGTCTCCTGGCAGAAGGCGGTCGGCTGGTGAAGATCCTCGTCACCGGTGCGGCCGGGTTCATCGGCAGCCACCTCGTCCGGGCACTCGAAGCGCGCGGCCACAACCCTGTCTTCGGCGCCGACAAACGCAACGGCCACTCCACCAGCGACTGGCCCTTCATGCAGTGGATCACCAGGCGCGGTAAGCCGGACATCATCGTCCACCTCGGCGCGTCCTGCTCCACCTCGGTGAGCCTCGCCAACCCCGCCCGCGACTTCAAGGACAACGTCGTTGGCACCTTCAACGTCGCCGAAGCCGCGAGGCTTGCGGGCAACATCCCCGTCGTCTTCACGTCCTCCGTGAAGGTCCACCCGGGCGCCGACGGGCTCACTGCCCCCCTCGGCCTGTCCAAGGCCGTCGGCGAGGACTACCTGAGGCTCTACCGCGAGCTGTACGGGCTGCCGTCCGTCATCCTCCGGCCCTCCACCGTCTACGGGCCCGGCCAACGCGGCACGAGCGAGGCGGGCTGGGTGACCTGGTTCCTTCGCGCCTTCCACGACGACAAGCCCATCACCATCCACGGCGACGGCAGCCAGTCCCGAGACATCCTCTACATCGACGACTTCACAAGTCTGCTTGTCGACATAGTCGAGCACCACGCCGACTACGCCACCGCGCCCGAGCCATACGACGTCGGCGGCGGACCGGAGAACGAGGTCGGCCTCCTCGAACTCCTCCACCGCCTGGAAGCCGAGACCGGCCGCCAGCAGCCCGTCACCCACGACGAGCGCCTCCCCGGCGACCTCCAGCGAGTCGTCACCGACAACACCGCCATCACCAGCGTGCGCGGCTGGAAGCCCACCACCGACTGGACCGACGGCGTCCGGGCCACCCTCGACTGGATGCGGAGGAACCCGTGAAAGTCGGCGTCATCATCCCCGCCCGCAACGCCCTGCCCTGGATCGGCGACATGCTCGCCTCCATCCAGGCCCAGACCTACACCGCGCACGCCTACCTCGCCGAAGACCGATCCGACGACGGCACGTACGAGTGGCTGCGCGAGCACGCCGACCTGTGGGCCGGCATGCGTCGGAACCGGAAGCGTCTCGGCTGGGCAGGCAGCCTCAACGCCGCCGCGCGCCTGGCCCTCGCCGACGGCTGCGACGCGGTCTTCACCGCGTCCGCCGACGACCGCCTGCACCCCGAGTGCATCGCCCGCTGCGTTGCCGCACTCACCGCCGACGGTGGCCACGACTTCGTCATCCCTCACGCGCAGCAGTTCGGTGAAGCCGACACCGTCCAGGCATCCCTCCCGGACGCTGCCCTGGACGACCTTGTCCGCTGGCCGCCGCTGATCGACAAGGGCTTGTTTCCGCGTGTGACGTGGGAGGCGGTGGGCGGCTACTCCGTGAAGGCGACGCTGCCCGGTAGCTACGGGTGTGCGGAGGACTGGGATTTCTGGCTCCGGATCTGGAAGGCGGGGCTGACCCGGTATGCGGTGGTGGAGAAGCCGCTGTACTTCGTGCGTGTCCACCCCGGCCAGTTGTCCGACACCCGCGGCGAGCACCACGCGGCGACGGTCGACCTGCTGCGGTCGCTGCATCCTGACCTGCCGTGGCCGGACGACGCGCACGTCTGGCCGCCACAGCACCGCACCACAAGGAGGACCGCGTGACCGACCGCCCCAGCGTGAACGTGCACGCGATCCTTCTCGGCCTGTTCAGCGTCGCCCACACCCCTGAAGGGGCCGAACACGCGGCCCGAACCGTCCTTGAGATCCACGCCCACGAACTCGCTCAGCAGCAGCGAGCCGAAGCTGATCGTCGCCAAGCGCACGAAGTGGATCGATTCGGTCGGCTCGACCACGAGACCGCGCTCCAGTTGGACGCCGTGCGCGACGCTGCCAACTTCATCGACCCGAAGGCGCAGGACGCCAGCACCGAAGGAGACACCCCGTGACAGCGCAGGACGACCTCTACCGCCTCGCGTGCAGCGACATGCCTGTCACGGGCTCCGAGGTGAACGAAGCCATCATCGCGTTCGCCCACGAATTGGCGGAGATGCTCCGGCAGGACACCACGGCTACCGGCGAAGTCAATGACCAGTACGCGCTGCTGTACGCCGACCTCATCGAGCGGACCGTGCGGGCCGCTGCCACCGAAGGAGACACCACATGATCGACGGCAAGCGCGTCATCGCCTGGACCCCCTACGGACGAGTCAGGACGTACAGCATCCTGATCCAGTACCTCCAGCGGGACGTGGAGCGCGGCCTCGTCGACGAGGTATGGGCCTACATGAACACCGACCCCGTCGGCCAGGAAGACGACATCGCCTACGCCCACCAGCTCGCCGAACAGCACGACTGGTTCCACCTCAAGCACCGGCCCGAAGGCATCGACCTCGGCCACCTGCCCAAGCAGCGGTACACCGGCCTCGCCTACCGCGAGATGACCGACCCCAACGCGGTCTATCTGAGGCTCGACGACGACGTCGTGTACATCCACGAAGCAGCCGTGGAGAACCTCGTCCGCGCCCGCTTCCAAATGCCCGCCCCCACCGCCGTCTTCCCGGTCATCTTCAACAACGCCATCTGCTCCCACTTCCTCCAGGCATGCGGGAAGGTGCCCACGGACTGGGGCATCGTGGCCGCGTACTGCATGGACCCGATCGGCTGGGCCAACGGCCCGTTCGCCGTGAAGCTCCACGAACTGCTCCTCGACCACATCGAGGCCGGCACAGTCGAAGACCTCTACCTGTACCAGGACTTCCCCATCCAGCCCGGCACCCAGTTCTCCGTCTCCTGCTTCGCCAGCCTCGGCAGCATGTACGCCGGGCTGGACGAACCCGGAGTCCTCGTCCCTGACGAGGAAGAGTCCTGGCACACCGTGCACCGGCCGCTCGCCACCGGCGCACCGAACATCCTCCGAGGCGATGCGATCGTCAGCCACTGGTCGTTCTTCCCGCAGCATCCGTTCCTCAACAGCACCGACCTCCTGGACCGGTACCGGGAGCTCGCAGATAAGGCGGTCACCGCATGAACCAGCCCCAGGGCCAGCAGGTCAGCGTCGAGGATGCGTTCCCCGTCTACCGGCAGCGGTGCGGCGAGCTCTTCGACGAGACGCTCATCCTCCGTTCCAAGGTCGCGGTCCTGGAGCAGCAGCTTGCGGCAGCCCGGGAAGAGAATGAGCGCCTCCGTCAGGCGGCCGGCGTATCCGACGGGCCCGACCTTGCCGCGCCGCCGACGTACCCGCAGGGCGACGACCGTTAGTTCAGGGCCGGCGCCAGCCGAGCATCACCCCGATGGCGATGACGCCGACCTCGATGAGCAGCAGCAGTTCGAACGTGGACACGGTGGCCTCCTAGATGGCAGTTGAGGTGATGTCGGACCTGCGGGACTGAACGTTCGTGGCGCCGGGGATCTCTGCGAGGAAGGTGCGCACGTGCGCGGCGAGTGCGGCTTCGTCGATTTCCCCGCCGTCGGACACGGTGATGGTGACGGTGGGGTTGGTGTTCGGGGTGGTGGCGGTGACGGCGATGTTCGGGTAGTCCACGGGTTCTCCCTTATGCGACGCGTTCGAGGGTCATGAATGATCCGGCTTGGACGGTGGTGGCGTTGGCGTCGGAGGCGTTCTGCGCCCACTGGAGTTGGAGGTTCCCAGCGTTGGCTCCGACGATGAGGAGTCCGGTGATTTCGATGCCGATGACGCTGGTGGTCAGGCCGTAGGAGGCGACCGTGCTGCCGCTGGTGGCGGTGTTCCGGGCGATGTATTCGCCGTCACCGAATGCGCCGGAGGCGATGAGGGTGTGGGGGCCCTTGCCGGAGAAGTGGCAGGTTGCGCCGGTGGGGAAGGTGAACGCGAATTTGATGTCGCCGTTGGCGTCGGTGGCGTCGGTGGCCATGATCCAGACGCGGTAGAAGTAGGTGGCGCTGGCTGCGACGGCGAGGACGAGTTCGTTGTCGTTCTGCAGGGTCGTGGACGAGGTGACGGATTCGTCGGCGGTCTTCCGAACGAAGGCCCGGTAGCCGATTCCGGTGACGGACAGGTTGCCGGTCACGGACAGGTTGGCGGTGGTGGTGAGGCTGCCGGTGAGGGTGAGGGCGCCGACGCCGCTGCGGGCGAGACCGGTGTCGGTGGCGGTGGAGCCGCCGGGTCCCCAGTTGGTGTTGCCGTCGGTGTCGACGAGGTAGCGGGATTGGGTGTCGCCGGTGACGCGGAGGCTGATGGCGTCGGTGCTGGTGGCCGCGTTGAGGATGGCGATGCTGGCGGTACTGCTGCTGGTGCCGATGTTGAGTTGTTTGCCGCTGGTCAGGTCGAGGTCTGCGTTGAACGTGCTGCTGCTGTTGGGGATCTGTACCCAGGACGCGGACGCGGGCGCGGTGCCGTTGGAGAAGTACGTGCGGTAGGTCGTGTCGGACTCGGCGATCGCCTTGCCGGAGTACGGCGACGACGGCCGGGTGGACGAGGTGACGACCTGGAACCCGACAGCCGCGTCGATCTTGTCGAGGTTCTGGCCGATGTCCTGGCTGTAGTCGACCAGTTCGGAGCCGTCCGACAGCGACTTGTACATGCCCAGGCGGGTGGTGGGGCTGTCAGGCACGAGGGCTTCCCTTCATCGGGTTGTTGTCCAGATCCCGCACCGGCTTCGGGGCCCGGCCCTGGGCGATGAGGCGCCGCTGGTGGATCGCCTGCGCCTTCGCCTGCACGCGGGCGGGGTCGATGCCGTGGCTGGTGCGGATCGCGTCCAGCGGATCCTTCTTGCCTTTCGGGGGCGCGACTCGCACGCGGTGCTGCTTGGCGTACTCGATCCGCACCCGATGCGCGGCGCGCGCTTCACCCGCATCCCTCGCGGTGTACAAGGTGGTCGGGATCAGATCGCCCTTACGGGCCGTCCCCCGCGACACCAGCGCCGGCGACAGCATGCCAGCAGCGCCGGCGGGATCTTCGCCGCCCGGGTCGTCGGGGCTGGGGGCGTACGGCTGGTGCAGGGCGATGTCGAGGAGGTCGTCCACGGCGGTCGGGTCGATGCCGTATTCGGCGGCCAGGTTCTCCAGTGTGGCCTTCGGGAAGATGTGGTCGTGGAGGGTGCCGTCGGGTTTCAGCATCACGATGTGCCAGCACGGCGTATCCGGGTTGGGCCAGTACTCGCCGACCGATTGGACGGTGTATTCGCTTGCTGCCATGTCAGATCCTGTAGCACCAGAAGTAGACGGACCAGCCGCCGTCGGCGGCGCCGGAGAGCTGGGTGGAGAAGCCGGAGTTGTCGGACGCGCTGATGCAGAAGCCGCGCGTGTTGGCGACGGCGGGGGCGTCTCGGATGGACACGATGGGCACGAGCTGGGTGTCCATCGTGATGCCGTAGCTGAGGGAGAGGCTGCTGGCTCCGGAGGTTCCGGCGACGGTGCCGGTGAAGATGCCTTCGTTGCTTTCGGGGGCGACGAAGTCTCCCCAGCGGCCGTTGTGCTGGGTGCGTCCTTCGATGAAGAGGAAGTATTGGGCGGTTGCGTCGGTGCCGTCGTTCCATCCGACGTGGGCCTGTACGTCGTCGCCGTAGAAGAGGCCGCCGTCGACTCCGCCCCGCTGGAAGCCCGCGTAGAGGCTGCCGGGTTGCGCCAGGATGAATCCGCCGCGACGTTGGGCGTTGTCGCTGCGGATCACTTCAAGGCGGGCTGAGACGGTGGTGAGGTAGGCGCGGGAGACGCAGCCCACGCCGTCGTCGTCGTATGGCGATGAGTTCATGCCGAGGTTGACGTCGCTGCCTACGGAGACGGCGTTGATGTACCCGAAGTCGCTGCCGCTGTTGGGGTAGAACCGGATCTCAGGGAGGAACGTCGCTGTGGGGTTGATCTCCAGGCGCTTCCCGGTGGTGCCGGAGACGAGTTGCCCGATGATGGAGACATCGCCGGTGGCAGCGTCGGCGAAGAACGTGCGCGTCCCAGACGCGCTGTAGGCCTCGATCCCGGACGCGGACAACTCCGCTCGGGCGCCAGTGTCGGCGGTTTTGATGCGGGCGCCGACGATCCAGTCCGCGCTGATGGTGCCTGCGGTGACCTTGGTGACGGTCAGGTCGGAGATGTGGGCGTCGTCGATCAATAGCGCGGTCGCCGACGCCGCATCGGACGGCCCGGACTTGTTGCCGGTCTGGTCCACCGCGACGACGCGCACATACCGGGCCGAGGTCTCCTCGACCTGCACGGTGGTGACCACGGGGATCTGCGCCTGGATCATCCCCGCCGTCGCGGACACCTTGCCCTTGAGCGTTGACTCCGATGGTGTGAAGCCGGGCTCGTAGTCGACGTGGATCTCCAGGTGGTGAAGATCCGACTCCAGGTTGAATGCGCCGCCCGTACTCTTGCCCAGTTCGTGCGTGACTTGGACCGCGATCCGGCTGGCAGCCACGGAGGGGGCGGCCGGCGTGGACGGTGGCAGGTTGTCCGACGAGGCGACGAACGTGGTCGTCCCCGACCAGGCGCCCAGGTTGCCGGTCTTGTCGACGGCGCGGATCTGCACGTCGTAGCCGACGCCGGGCGACAGGTCCTGTAGCTGGGCGGTGGTCTCGCCCCAGGCGACGTACATGATCTGCCAGTCGCCGTCGGGGGCGGCGAACGGCTGGCTCCACAGTTGCATGTCCATCCACCGGATCTGGGACACCTGCGTCCAGGTCGCGGGGTAGATCATGTCGGTGTCGACGGCGTACCGGATCTCGTAGTGGTCGCCGTCAAGGATGGTGGAGCCGTCAACATTGTTGGGTGCGTTCCACGACACGATGACGCGGGCGCGGGTGAAGCCACGGCCGTCGAGGTAGGCGGATCCCTCGAACGGTTCGATGAGCGTCGGGACGCCCGGCACGCTGGTGTCGGCGTTGGGCCGTGATCCGACGGGTTCGGTACTGGAGTTGGTGAGCTGGCGGGAGAAGTCCCCGACGGTCACCGTGGACGTGCTGTCGGTCTCGAAGTCGACGTAGTCCGTGAGATCGGTCCAGGCGCCGTCCGCCGACCGGTAGGCGACCGTGTATCCGCTGGTGATCGCCCACGACGTTTCCGTCACCTGCAACTTGAGCGGGTTCAGCCGTAGGCCCCGGAACGTGATCTCCGTGGACGTGTCGACGAGCCCGGCGTCCGGGTCGTACACCCACACCCGGTCGCCCACCACAAAGGAGCCGTGGACGTCGTAGTCGGAGGTCGACAGCGTCAGCGCGTTCCGCGTCGACGTGAACCGGGACAGCTGCAAAGCGGCGCGGATCTCGGCGTTCGTCGTCGACGTATCCGACTCTGAGACGAGCCGGGTGAGCTTCAGCGGGTTGCCGTGAATGTCCTTGAACCCGGTGGCCGGCGAGATGTCCGCTGCACCGGTGGAGATGCTGCTGCCCTCACCCTCCGCGAGGAGGACGACGCGGGTGGAAAAGTCCTCCATATCCCGCGTCACATCCAACGAGCCGGGCAGCGCGCGGAGTGCCATGTCCTCGCCGGCGCCCTTGGTGAGGATCACGCACGTCGGGTTGGTGACGAACAGATCGCTGTCGGGGCCTGCGTCGAGGGTGCCGTCGCCGTTGACCCGCCACGAGACGGGGACGCTCTCGGTGGACATGGTGTCGCACACGTAGCCGATGGCGGTGCGGGGGGTTTCGTAGTGGTGGCGGCCGGTGTAGGTCCCGGACACGGAGTGGATGGTGCCTGCGGTGACGGCTCCGGATGCGGGCAGCAGCATGTTGATGGTGGTCGCGAAGGAGGCGCTGGCGGGTTCGATGGCGTTCTCGTAGACGTCGCCTTTGCCGTCTTCGTCGCCGAGCCAGAACGCCATGCCGACGCCGCCCACGCTGATGTCGTCGGCGGGCGCGTTCGTACGGCCATCGTCGCCGATCGTCTTCGTGCGGACGACACCAACGTAGCGGGCCACGTCGAGCAAGTTGTCGCCGTACTGCACGGGGTCCAACCTGCCGGGGATGATCGCGACATGGCCGAAGTAGTCGATCGCGTCGAGGACGTCACGGGGCACCCCGCCGAGGAGTTTGATGTCCCACGATCCGAGGGCCTTGAACACCTCCTGAACTGCCACGCGCCTACCTCCTCACGCCATAGATCGCTTCGGGCATCGCCGCGATGTACTGGTTCCGTAGGTCGACACCTGCGTCCCCCGATGATGCGGCCGTGCCCCCGATCTCGGCGCCGATCCAGAAGTCCATGCTGGTGGCAGCACTCTTGATCAAACCGCCGTTGGTGTGGCTGGTGAAGGTGAGTGCGCTGCCGACTGCGAATCGGTTGCCGTTCGCGTCGTTCGCCGACGCCCGCACGTAGCCGTTCACGAGGATCACCGTGTTCGCTTCGAGCGTCGACCGGTACACGCACAATGTCGACGACGTTCCGATCTGGAGGTAGCACTCGACGAAGCGGGAGCCGCGGCGAAGTGTCAGGTCGAGCGTGGCCCGCCCGGGGCTCTGGCCCTTGACGAGGCGGAGGATGCACATCTCGTAGTCGTTGCGGATCAGGGTGGCCGCGTCCCAGGACGGGATCGACGAGGCGGAGCCTGCCACGCTGACGTTCCACAGCTTGGAGCGGTAGGCGCCGCCGCTGTAGTTCTGGACGTCGAGGGTGGCCGATGCGGACGGGGCGACGTTGACGAGGCCGTTCGACAGCGCCCAGTCGGTGGCGGAGAGGGGTACGTCGACGCCGCACACCTCCTGGCTGGCGGTGGTGGTGACCTTGACGCGGCCGTTCAGGTAGGAGGTGGGCGGGCAGCCCCAGCGGGGGGAGACGTTCGCGGGCACGCTGCGGTAGACGGTCATCGCGCCGTCGGCGCCGGTGCGGGTCATGGTGGTGGGGTTGGTGGAGCCGGTGTAGTAGGCGTAGTGGCCGATGGGTGGGGCGTGCCAGCGTTCGCCGGTGGCGCTGAAATCGTTGACCCTCACGGCACCGGTGAGCCTGCTCTGGAGGTCGGTTTCGGCGTCGGAGCCGACCCGGTCCAGGGAGACCTTCCAGTCGGCGGTGACGCGTTCGTTGAGGTGCTCCGTGTACGTGGAGGCCGCGGACTTGACGGTGTAGTAGCCGGACCGTTCGGGCTTGTCCGTGAACGTTACCGCGATGCACTGGCCTGCGATGAGCGCGTTGATGCCGTCGTGTCGGGCCACAACCTGGGCGCGGGTGAGCGGCGGGTAGGACTCCTGCCCTTCGAGGTCCAGGCTGCGGTCGCCGCCGCCGGACTCGGAGACGGCGAACGTCTCCCGCAACGACACGCGGCCGAGTTGGATGTCGCCCCAGTTGTACGCGGCCATCAGGCGCGCCCCCTATCGAATTGCCGCAGCTCTTCTTTCATCGCCGCCACCAGTTGGCGAGCCGCCCTGCGCTGCTCGGCGGGGGTGGAGAAGTCGAAGGTGCCGCTGACGGTGATGTTCTCGATCGTCACGCCGCCCGCCGCGCCACCACTGCTGACGAGCCGCTCGAACAGTGCGGTCTGCTGCGGGTCGAGGATCCGCTCCGGACGCCCGGTGGCGTTGACGGCCATCGTCGCGCCGGGCTGGAGGAGCCCGCCGGAGTCGAACTTCGCGGCTGGCGCGAAGCCCCAACGGCTGGTGAACATGGAGTCCTTGTAGGAGCGGGCCCGCTTCCCGATGACTACGCCATCGCCGCCGCGCGACTCCACGTTGACGCCGGCGATCGTGCCCGCGGTGTGGCCGACGCCGCTGTTCGTGATGCCGATCATGTAGGGGCTGTTGAGGTTCCGTACCCAGCCGGACGGCCCGTTGTTCCCGACAAAGCTGCCGGTCGCCCAACGGCGGTGGGGGCGCTCGCCGCGGATGACGGATTCGATCGCCGAGGTCAGACCGCTACAGTCCCAGGAGGGGTTCCCGTTTCCGCCCCACTGGTAGGGCTTGCCGTGCTGGGTCTTCGCCCACGACAACGCCTTCTGCACCCCCGGGCCGCCGACAGCTTTCTTGTCCTCCTTGCCGAACCAGCCCATCATCCCGTCGACGGCCTTGTTAGACAGGCCGCGCATCAGGTTGCCGATGCCGGTGTTGGGGATGCGGCCGATGAGCGGGCTGACCATGGATCGCAGCGCCTTCTGGGCGACCGACTTGAGGTTGCCGACGACGACGTCCTTGGCCCAGTCGGTGACGTCGCCGACGACGTTGCCGAGGCCGGTGGTGATGTTCCCGACGATGCCGCCCTGGTCGAAGTGCTGCACCGGGCCTTGGTAGCGGGTGCGTTCTTCCTGCCTGCCGGGGTTGCCGCCGGTCTTGGTGGGCTGGTCTTTGCCGAGCATGGCGTCGATGGCGCGGTGGCCGCCGAGCTGGGTGACTTGCGGGTTGGACAGGATGCGCTCGCCCGGCTCCAGCATGGCGGGGACGATGTCGCCCTTGCCTGCGCCGGGGACGACGCCGCCCTTGTTGAAGCCGAGTTTGATGGTGGGCAGCGTGATGTTGCTGTTGATTTTTCCGGCGATGGAGTTCCACATGCGGCGGATGCCGTTGTTGTAGACCGTCCCCACCACGTACCGCACCGGCGAGGCGATCTTCGACTTGAGGCCGTCCCAGACCCGGCCGAGGCTGTCCCGGAGAGTCGTGAACGCGTTCATCATGGACGTCTTGAAGCTGCCGACCCGGTCCTTGATCGTGGTGAAGATCCCGGCGACCTTGTCGCGGGCCCCGTTCCACAGCCCGTTCCACGCGTTCGACACCGACGTGCGAAGGCCCGTGACGCCGTCGCGGAGGCTCCGCCACGCCCCTGAGACAGCGTTGCGAAGTCCGGTCCAGAAGGAGTTCCACCGCTCCCGCACCGTGTTCCACAGGTCCCGCCACGTCTTGACGAGCCAATCTTTCAACGCGGTGTAGATCCGCTTCGTGTCCGTCCACAATGAGGTGAACCAGCGGACGATTCCCCTGACCAGGTCGGGGATGATGCTGTGCCCGACAAGGACGTCGTACAGCCACTCGAACTTGCTGACGATCCAGCCGACGACCTCGGACACCTTGTTCGCGAAGGTCGTCAGCCAGCCGACGACGGTCGTGATCGCTGGAACGAGGATGTTGAACGCCCCAGCCAGAACACCGGACATGGTGCCCGCCAAGCCCACGATCAGCGGCAGCATCGGTGTGATCACCGACATCGCCAGATTGATCAACGCCGCCGCCATCTGCCCCAAGACCGGGATCAGCGGCGCGAACGCCTGATACAGCGGCACGAGCATCGGCGCCAACTGGCCGATGAGACTGCCGAACGTCCCCACCGCCGGAATCAACGCGGCGATGACCGGCTTCAAGCCAGTGACGAGCGCGCCGACGAGCAGCGTCACAATGTCGCCGACGACCGGCAGCACCGGCGCCAGCGCGGCGATCACCACCGCGAGGAGATCACCGATCGGCTTCAGCAGCGGCATCACCGCCTCGACCAGGTCCACGATGATGTCGCCCAGGTCATCGACCACGGGCAGCAACGCATCCATGATCGGCATGAGCGCTTCGCCAAGGGACTCAGCCAGCCGTACAAGGACCGGGGCGAACTTCTGTGCCAGCTCCGAAACCACCGGCGCCAGCTTCGCGAGCAGCGGCAACACCGCCTGAAGCACCGCACCGAACGTCCCAGCGACCAGCTTCCCGATATCCGTGAGCGCCTTGAAGATCACGGTGAGCGCTTCTTGGACTTCCGGCATCGCCGTAATGCGCCGCAGCTCCTTGAACACCGCACCTAGGCCGCCGAGAGCGTCACCGCCACCTGCCGCCGCCGCGTCCATCAGGTTCCCGAGCGTGCCGAAGACGTCCCCGAGTACCTGGCCGAACGTGATCGCCAGGTCGAGGGCCTTGTCGATCGTCTTCTCCAGGCGCCCGGACTTGAAGGCCTCGTCGAGCTTCCCGCCGACACGGGTGAAGGCGTTCCCGATCCCATCCGTGATCCGCTTCATGGCGGGCGCAGCGGCGATGCCGAGCTTGACGAACATCTCCGAGAACTGGCCGGGTACCTTCTCCAGCGGCTTCATGCCGGCCGTGAACCCGTCGAACATCTTCTTCAGCAGGCCCTCGTTAGCGAGCCGGGTGAAGGTGTCCATCAGGCCGCGGCCCATGTTGTTGAGGACCCCGGCCATGCCGCCGAGGCCCGACCGCAGTGCGGGCAGTGATGCGGTGGCCATGCGGGTGAAGCTGACGTCGAGGCCCCGGAACATGCGGTCCTGGACTTCCATCCGCAGGTCCGAGAATGCCGGGCCCATGTCGCGGACGGCGGTGACGAAGCTCCGGGCGTTCGGGGACAGCTTCGCCATCGCGTCGTTGAACTTGGACGCGGCTGTCGCGCCCTGTTCCTGCGCTGCTGTCACCGCCCGCTGCGCGTCCGCTAGGGACTCCTGCGCGGAGCGGACCTGGCGCGCGGCGGCAACCTGCGCGTCCGCCACACCCTGCTGCGCGTCGGCGAGGCGCTGCTGGGCGTCGCGGACTGCTTCCGCCCCATCCTTGGCAACCTGCGCGGCCTCGACCTGGGCGTCCCGGACGTCGCGGGTGCGGTCGCCGACGTTGCGCTGCGAGTCCGCGAGCCGGTCCTGCGCGTCCCGCACCGTGTCGGAGCCTTCGACGCCGGCCTTGTTCGCCTCGGACGTTTCCTCGCGGAGTCGTTCTGTCTCGGTCTGCTGGTCCTTCAGCCGCTGCAGCGCGCGGTCGTAGTCGAGCTGGGCCTGCGCCAGCTCCTCAGCGGTCGCCGTCGCCCCCTTGGCTTTGACCGCGGCGAGTTCCTCTTCCGCGTCTTGGAGGTCGAGGACGGCCTGCCGCTGGTCGAGTTGGGCTCCGGCGAGACGGCTGTTGAGGTCTTCGAGCTGGTCGGCGGCCTCTTTCCGGGCGTTGTTGAGGTCTTCTTGTGCCTGCTTCGCGTCGTTGACGGCGTCGGTGAGGTCGCGTTCGGCGTCGGCGACCCGGCGGAGTGCGGCCTGGCGGTCGGCGGCGGCCCGGACTTCGGCGTCGCGGACGTCCTCGGCGGCGTCCTTCACCCGGGCTTGGGCTTCGGTGATCTGCCGGGCGGCGTCCACCTGCGCTTCCTTGAGGGAGCGGGCGGCGCGGGCTACGTTCAACTGCGCGGTCTCCGCAGCGCGGGCCGCCGCGGCGATCGAGGTGCTGCTCTGCTGGCTGAGGGCGGACGAGGCCTTGAAGGCATCACCGACACCGCGCAGGCCGACGGCGAGCGTAGCCCCCATCGTGATCAGAGAACCGAGCGCGGGCACCGCCACAGCGGCGGCCGGCCCCATCTGAACGATGGCCTGGCCGAGGGCGGCGACTGCGGGCAGGGCGACGAGCGCGGCGCCGGCGAGGGAGGCGAACCTGCTGCCGAGCATGCCGATGCTGCCCGCTGCGCCTCCGGCGTTGGATGCCAGGCTGGTGAGTGAGCCGAGGCCGGACATGTTGGCCCGGATGTTGACCGTGCGGTCGCGGGTGAGGGTGGCGATGCGGGTGGCGGCGGCGCTGGTGTCGGCGTCGGCGGTGACACGTACGGTGCGCCGTCGGGTGAGGTTGGCGATGTCGTCGGCCGCGACCCTCGTGTCGACGTCGATGCCGATACGGACCCTGCGGCGTTGGGTGAGGTTGCGGATTTCGTCTGCGGCGACGCGGGTGTCTGCGGTGGCGAGGATACGGACGGTGCGGTCGGCGGTCAGCCGGTCCAGTTGCGTCTGGGCCCGGCGAAGCGCAGCGTCCTGAATCTTGGGGATGAGATTGACGGTGAGGTCCTGCATCCGCAGGCGGGACAGGGCGCTCTGGTCGAGGTCGACCTTCACCTTCAGGGACCGGTCACGGGCGAACCGGTCGAGCTGAGTCTTCGCGTCTCGGTCGTCGAGCTTGAGTTGGACGCCTACGGTGTGCCGTTTCGACTTCAGGCGGTCCATGGCGCGGTTGTAGCCGGACTCGTCGGCCGTGACCTCGACGTATCCCTCGGCGATGCGAAAGGCGCCTGCCACGTCATCCGCCTCCCATGCTCACCAGTCCGGGGAACTGCATCCGGAACGCCGTCAGCGAGACCTCGCGGGTCTCGTTGTCGCCCCGCGCGGGGGCGGGGGTACTGCTGGTGCGGGTTGGGTTTGTGCTGGCCGGTTGCGGGTCTTCGCGTTCGGCTTCGGCTCGGGCCGCCATCACGCCGGTGTAGGCGGTGAGCCGGTGCGCCAACGCGAAGTAGCGGCGGGCGGGGATCTGTTGCTGGTCGAGGTCGATGCCGTAGATGGCGAGGAAGTCGGCGTCTAGGTCGTCGAAATGATCGAGGACCCACAGGACTTGGCCCGTCCGGTCTGCGACCGTCTCAGACCAGCCGGTCCCGTACAGCCAGTCGCGGAGGGCGATCAGCCACTCTGGGCTTTTCCCTCCTTCTTCTCCGCCTGCCCGAGCGCCAGATCGATGATCAGCTTCACGATTTTCTCCAGCTGGGCCTCTGTCACCGCCTTCGACTGCTCCAGCGCCATGTACGCCTCCTCGCCGAGCACCCGGCTCAGAAGCGGCGGCGTCGCCAGCTCGTGCCCGGACTCGCGGGCCTGCCGCAGGTACTGCAAGGCGACGCCGGGCGGGATCTCGGTCGGGATCGTGTACTCGGTGTCGCCGATGTAGAAGAGCGGCACCCGCTCCTCGACAACGTCATCGTCGGCGGCGATCCGGATCGGCTCGAAGCCGGCCAGCGGGTCACTGGTGACGGACGGCTTGGGCGCGGCACGCTTGCGGGCTGCGGCGGTGGACTGGCGGGTGCGTGTGGTGGATGCCATGGGTGGTGCTCCTCGCTACGGACAGGGTCAGGTCGCCGACCGGCTACGACGTCTGGTCGACGATGTGGAAGGGGGTGATCGAACTCGACACGTAGTGGCCCGTGAACTTGACGGGGATCAGCGTCTGCTTGTCCTTCGTGTAGGACAGCTCGGACGACTCGGTGTTGAGCATGCGGCGGCCGATGATCCTGCGCGTGAGCTGGCTGGGCGCGTAGCCGTCGAGGATGACGGCGAAGTAGTTCGGCTGCGTCGCCGAGCTGGTCACGTTGGGGTCGAAGCTCTTGTAGCCCGCCCCGGACGCCGCCGTGCCGCCGTTGAGGGAGATCGACAGGTTCTCCAGCGTCGGCTCAGCCAGGCTCGTCTCGATGGTGAAGTCCTGCTTGGTCAGGCGGGACCCGACGCGGAGGGTGATCTGGTCGACCTCCAGCTCCGAGTACGTCTGGTCGACGGCCAGCTTCACGCCGTCCTGCGTACCTCCCAGGTCCGTCCACGTCGACGCGGGCGGCGCAGTGTTGACGGCAGTGTCGGCAGGCTCGGTCGCGCCGAACGCGCCCTTGTACAGAGTCCCGGGGCCCTGGATGAGGTTGGTCGTGGTCACCGACATAGGTCAGCTCTCCTTGCTTCCGGCCGCGCCGGCAGTCGTCTTTTTCGCGGGGACGGCCGGAGCCGCGGTCGCGGGCGGCACGTCCTGGTTGGCGTCGGCTTGGACGAGGAGGCCCTGCCGCTTCAGGTCGAGGTATTCGGCGTCGTCGACGTCGATCTCCCGGTCGGGCTGCATGGTGGTGCGGACGGTCGGCATCAGCGGTACGCCTCTCTCCGGATGGGGAACTGGTGGTGGGAGAACTGCGGATGGAAGCGCAGCTCGATCGTCTGCTCGGGCGGGATACTCCGCGGGCAGTCGACGATGCGGATGTCGCCGGTCAGCAGGAACTCCAGCTCGCCCCGGCTGCTGTGGACGATGACGCGCCCGTTCCAGGTGAGGAGGTCTCCGCCAAGGGCGGCGTCTTGGATGGCGTACCGACTCATGCGGCCACCTCCGTCCAGGCGATGACGAGACCGGGGATGAGGTAGTGGGCGTATGACGACGGGTCGTCGGGCATGCGCCGGTGTTCGCCAGTGGTGTACGCGGACAGCACCCGCGCGGCCGGGTAGCCAGCGGGGAGGGCGACGGTCTGCGGGATCGCCGGGTGGTCGTAGCAGGCGGCCTGGATCGCCTCGGCGAGCGCGGCGGCCTTGTTCCACGGCGGCTTTTGGCTGTCGGGGTTGAAGGCCCAGCAGTCGATGCTCATGACGGGCTCGCGCAGCGGCACGTACAGGTTGGGGGTGCCGCCTGTGCTGACGAGGGTGCAGAACCCGGACGCCGCCCACGACGTGTTGTCCTTGGGCAGGGTCGTGGCCACACGGTCGCCGACGACCGTCTTGAGCCAGGCGGTGGCGACGAGTTCGGGGGTGGCCCGCAGTTGGAGGCTCATGCGGTCCTCCGCTGGAACAGAGCGGGCCGCAAAAACGGCTGGGCCGCGCGCGCCGGGAGGTTGACCTTCTTCACCGGGTGGTCGGCGCCGGGCCAGTACAGGGCCTGCTTGAACCGGGGGGTGATCGTCATGGGGGGCAGGCCCATTTCGATGGCCTGGCAGTAGTTGACGTCCAGCGAGCCGACGCGGAGAACCTTGCTGTGGACCTCGGCGCGCAGCGAGTCGTGCAGGCGGCTGGTCTGCTTGGGGACGAAGTCCTTGGCGTCGGAGAGGATCGCGTCGCCGATGACGTCCTGAAGCCAGTCGTTGATCGCCGCGTCAACGTGCGCGCGCCCTGAGGGGTCGATCCGCACACCGGATCGCGCCATGGCCGCCTCCTCTCCGAAGCCGGTCTCGTACTCGTGGCCGCCCGGTCTCCCCAGGCATGTGGCCCTGTTCTGTTAGGTCGTGCGCCGAAGGTCCAGCCGCCGGTCCACCTCGATCGCCGGGTTGTCCATCCCGGAGACGGCTTCGACGATGTACTTCGCACCGGTGCGCTCATCGAGCACCCGGTCTTGATCGGTCACGTCGGTTCGGGCCGGAACCCGCGCGACGGCGTAGCGGACGATCCTCGGCGTGGGGTTGTCGCGAGTCGTGACCCTGCGGGACTGCTCCACCAGCGACGCCGGGATTCCCGTGTAGACGGGGGTGTCGGTGTCCTTCTCGTCGTCGTAGGCGTCGGTCTCCGTACCCCGCAGGATGCTGACCTGGGTGTTCGCGATGGCCTGCATCAGCCACCACCCCGGTACGGCGCCCACACCAGCGAGTCATCCGCCGCATCCGAGAGGACGTTCCCGACCGGGCCCGACCCCTCGACAGCGGACCGGATGTGCACGGTCCGCGACCGCATCCACGACACCCGCCTGAGCGCCCGAGCGGCCATCGGCGCGAGGACCAGGCCGTCGCCCGTGAGCGTGGTCGAGACCTGGTCCTGCTGGATCTGCGTGGCATCCAGCCGCGTCTCCAACCCGAACTGGCCCGCGGCCCACGCTGCTTGGTAGGCGACGGCCTGGCCCAGCCAGTGCAGGTCCCGCGTCCGGATCCGCGTCGTGTCGGCGTAGATCCGGTTCGTGAAGACCTGAATCGCGGCCTGCGCCTGGGCAAGCTGCGCATCGGTCACCGACACACCCGTGGTGTCCAAGACCTGCTGCGCGGTAGCCCAGGCGTCGACCATGACTACGCCTCCGGCTTGCTGCTGCTGGTGTCGCCGCCAGCAGCCTCGATGACGTCACGCGGGGTGGTGGTGTCCTCGGGGTGGTGGTCCACCGAGGCAGGGACGGTGTCGACGGAGTACGTCAGCGTCAGCGACAGCCCGTCGGGGTGGTCCTCGGAGCCGTCGAAGCTGATGTCGCCGCGCGGGTGGAGTCCACGCTGGATCGCCTCGTTCGCGACACCAGCCTTGTTCGCCTCGTGCTGGTACTCCTCGCCCGTCCAATCCCTGCCCAGGACGACGAACTCCTTCACGAAGCGCGTGCCCTCACTGCCGTCCGCGGACCGCTTGTCGACCTCAACCTCGGGCGCGCCAGCCTTCGCAGGGAACTGCTCCTGCTCAAGCCGCTCGCGCTCGCTCGCGGCCGGGGCCTGCTTCTGTTCGGCCTTGTCTGCGGGCTTGCTGCTGGTGGTCTTCCTCGCTGCCATGGCTCACCTCCCTGCCGGCCGTGCCGCCCTGAGCCAAGGACGGCACGGCGTATGGGGGTGGTTAGCCGACGAGGATCGACGCGCCGGCGGGGTGGCCGTAGGCGAAGCCGCGGCGGGCGCGCATCTTGAGGATGGACTCGTCGGTGAGCGCGGACAGTCCGTCGCGGCCGTCGATGAACACGGACTCGGGGCCGGAGCGGACGCCGAGGAGGAGGAGCTCGGGGTTGACGAACGCCATGATCGGGCGGCCGGTCGGCGCGCTGGTGGCGGTCGCGGACAGCTTCGCGCCGAGGGACCAGCGGACCGGGACGCTGAAGATGGTGTCGGGGGTGCCGGACAGGCCCTCCATGAAGATGGGCCGGTTCTGGTCGTCCAGGACACCGCGCAGGCTCTTGCGGAACGCGGGGTGGGCGATCGCAACCATGTTGCCGGGGTCGAAGTAGTCGCCTGCTTCGACATCGCCGATGGCGGTGGAGAACTCCGCGTACGTCGGGGCGCCCGCGCTGGAGGCGGTGGTGATGTTGTCGCCGCCGGTGTAGCTGAGGTCGGAGTCGGTGGTGTTCAGCAGCTGGTAGAGGCTGGTGAACGGGATGGTCGTACCGTTCGAGGCCGCCGACACTGCGAGGGACGCGTTGTCGATCATCTTGGCGTAGGACTTGCCCCAGCCGACCATCTTCGAGTCGATGATGTTCGCGACGGAGTCGTCGATGTCCTCTTCGGCGATCCGGACGGCCTTGCCGAACTTCCTCGCCGTGAGGAGGACTTCGTCGTTGAGGCTGACGTCCTCGCCGTACGTGCCGCCCTTGGCCACGACGTCCACACCCATGCCCGCGGTACGCGGGACGTGCTTGGTGTCGGAGCCCATGGGGATGCGGGAGGCGAGCGCCTCGACCGCAGACAGCTGGTTGATGGACTGGATGACCCTGGACGTTTCCCACTCTTCGGGGATCCAGGCCTCAAGGGTATTGCGAGCCACGGTGGCCCTCCTGTGGGCGCGTGATGGGGAAGCTGACGGGCTCGGGCCCCATCACGGGCGCCTACAAGCGAGGGCGGTGGTCTACTCCGATCACCGGAGCAATTCACCTGGTGATGAATATACCTGTGGGCGTCAAGCCCTGCCGAGGATCCGGTTCGCATGGATCTCGGCTGTGCTCTTCGGCTTCTCCGCCGCGGCCGGACGAGGGGCGCCCGTCGGACGCGCCTTCGGCTTCGGCTTCTCCTGCTGCACGAACTCCGGATAGTCGGACCTCATCCGGTCCACCTCCGACTCCACGCCCAGCAGCGCCCCTTCGTCATCGACGGACAGGGCCTCCCAGTCGACCAGCTTCATGAGCCGGTCCGGGCTCGCGAACCCCGCCTCGATGAGAGCCGCCTTCATCCCCGAGCGCTTCATCGGCTCCCGGTACCGCTTCTCGCCCTCCTCGCGGGCTTCGCGCAACGCCTTCTCGTGCTCGGTCTCGTCGCCGCGGGCCTTCTCCTCCAGCTCCTTGTTGCGGAGCCGGTGTCGCTTGGCGTCGTCGTTGGCCTTCTTCAACGCTGCCTGGGTGCGCGCCCACTCGTCCTTGGATGGGGGCTTGAAGTCGTCGGGCTTGTCGTCCTTGGCCGGGGGCTTCGGCTTCGGCGTCTCCTCCGGCTCCGGCTCGTCGACAGGCTCGGGCTCGTCGTCCGGGGTGTCGTCGACCTCGACCTCGATGTCCGGCTCGTCGTCGGTCTCGGCGCCACCGGCGATCGGGTAGATCGGACGCCCGTCCGCGCGGTAGCCGAGGATCGTGCCGGGCGGCACGCTGATGCCGTCCATCTCAGGGTTGGGGTGGATGCCCATGGTGTTCTCCCATCACGGGGATTGGCGGCGGCCCATCCTCGGGCGCCGGGGTCTATGCGGCAGTCGTGAAACGGCCAGTACGTAGGGCGCGGCGGGCGCGAGCATCAACAGCAGGCAGCAGATCTGGTTCGGTCCGCAGAAGTTCACGAACAGCCCGCAGTCGGGCCGCGCGGGACTCCGACGGACGGGCGCGACCGTAGGCGATCGACCGGTGCGCTTCCCGCCGTAGAGCCAGCGGGAACGGAATGCCGGAAGCCACCCACGCGTCATCCCACGGGACGGTGCGGCAGCGGCAGTTCCCGTGCAGCGGCGGCCCCTCCACCATCGCCGCGCCGATGCGGCGCTGCCGGGGATCCCACGACAGGCCGCCGGGGAAGTTCTCGCCGGCGGGGGCGGTACGGCCGGTGTAGGCCAGGCAACGCGTGCATGCATCCGCCTCCGACACCCACAGGCGCAGCGGCGCCGACGCGCGGGCCACTGCGTCCAGGCCCTCACGGACTGCAGTGTTCACCACCCACGCGATATGCGCCCGGACCGCAGGAAGCGCAGCACGGGCCGCGCCCACGCCGGCGAGAAGGTGCGTCCACCGGGTTACACGGTCCGGGTGCAGCAGGAACAGTGCGCGGTCGCGGCGCTCACGCACCATGTCCCCAACCCGCTGCGCCTCCGCCCGCAGCAGACGGCCCACCCGCGGCACCACAGGAGCACGCGGGCTACGCCCGGACGCTTCCCGTACGAACGCCACACCCTGCGCCACGCCCAGCGCCAAGGCCTGACCGAGGACACCCTCCAGCGCGGTCGAACTCCGGGACGCTATCTCGTCAAGGACCTGACGGGCCGCGGCGCGCGCGGCCGCCAGGATCCGGCGCAGCACATCCCCGGCCTCGGCCGGCTGGTCTGCGCCGCCGAACGCGGTGATCCATGCCGACAGGGTTCGCCGGATCAGCGCCTCGAACGCTTCCTCGCTGTCGCCGAGCACCGTGCCGGCGACACCGTCTTCCAGGTCCATGACGTCGCTGGTGTGGTCGTTCTGGACGAGCCGGGCGAGATCACTGCTGCGGTATGGCATCAGCCCGCCTCCTGCGCCCCGGCGAGGACTTCGAGATCGGACAGGGCACCGGCCAGCAGGGCCTTCGCCTGGTCGTCGGAGATGACGCCAAGGGTGGTGGCCGTGCCAAGTTTCTGAGCGGAGTCGGCGAGGGACGCGAGGATGTCCACGCGGCGTTGCAGCTCGGCGTCGTCCACACCCGACAGCCACTGGTCGACCTGCTCGGCGCGGTATCCGGCCTCCATGAGTGCTTGGCGTCGCGGCACCCCGGCCTCGATCTTCGCCTTGACGGTCTGCCAGCCCTGCGCGGACGTCACAGAGCGGGCGGGCACCCAGTCCACCGTCACCACCGGATCCTCAACGCCGAGGCGGCGCAGGGCGAACACGAACGCCTCATGCAGGCTGGCGCCGTAGGAGGTCTGCCGGTTTTCGACCTTGCTGACGAACGGTCCGTCTTCCTCGCGGTAGGACTCGCCGGAGCGCTGGCTGGACTGCGGGTCGAACATGCGCAGCGGGGTGTCGGTGATCTGCGCCATCGCCCGCACGTTGAAGTTGATCGGGTCGAGGAACACGTCCGGGTTCGCAGCGTCGAACTGGCCGACCTGCTTGAAGCCGCGCAGCAGCCACATCTCGCCCGGCCCGGCTTTCAGACTGCTGTCGTCGCCCGAGTCGGAGGGGCCTGCACCGCTGTCGTTGGGCGGCCAGTCATCGTCGTCGAAGTCGCCGGGCTCCAGATCTGAGGTGTCGGTGTTCGCGGCGTCGGTGAGGGCGTACCGCTGGGGAGCGCCCTGGTAGTCGACGGTGCCCATGTGGGTGGCCTGAAGCTTGGTGATGGCGTTCTGCGGGCCGTACGCGCCGTAGTGCTCGGGCACTCCGTACGGTCGGTCGGTGCGGAAGTGGAAGACGGGCTGCTCGCCCCAGTCGTGGTCGAGCAGCCACGACTCGGAGTCCTCGGGGTCGGCGGGCCAGTGCAGCCAGTCGTTGGGCTTGGAGCCGTCGGATCCCTTGGCCGTGGTCCAGCGTTCGGTGCGGTCGTCATACAGCAGTTCGGCGCGCTGGTAGGGGCCGTCGCACCACTTCTTGATCGTGAACGCTTTGCGGCGCGGATTGTCCTCGCTGTAGATCACGCGGACGGTCTGCGGGGAGTTGTAGAACATCTCGACCCGGACGACGTTCTCGCCTCGGTCGTCGTAGACCGGCAGCACCATCAGGTAGGCGTCGCCGTACTCGCCAGCCTTGCGGATCAGGTCGGGCATCTCCAGGTTGAGCTGGTTGTCCTGCCAGATCTTCGAGATGAGTTCGTTGGTCGCATCGTTGGGGCTGGTGATTGACGCGACCTTCAGGCGGTTGGTGATGGCGTTGACGGGGGTCTTGGCGAAGTTCAGGTCGAAGTCGATGTCCTTCGCGGCGAGCGCGCGGCGGATGCGGGTGGAGACGAAGACTTCGGGGACTTTGCCGTCGTAGTAGGTCTGGGCCTTGTCGTAGCCGGGCCGGGCCTTGGCCAGTTCGGCGATGCCGTGCATGAGGTCGGCTCGGGGGTCGACCGACTCGTCATCCAATGCGACCTCCCAGCCGTGGCCTTTGAATCGAAGGATAGACGGTCATTCGAGTCGCATCATCTACCCGGAGGTGATGTCTGTACCTGCGATGTAGGGAAGCTTCAGGCGTAGGAGGTCTTCGAAGCCGACGGCGCGGCCTTCTTCTCCGGCGGAATGAACCGGCGGATGGCGCTCCCCGCAGCGTCGACAAGGTCGTCGTGAGGGGCCTTCGGGAACGCGCACATCTGCTCCTCCAACTCCCGCAACCGCCTGGCGTGCAGGACGCGGCCACGCTGGTAGTAGCCCAGCACCCCCTCCGCGCGCACGAACTTCGGCTCCACCTGCGACACCGGCTTCACCTTCACCGGCATGCCGTGCAAGATCGCCTTCCACACGTCATGCCCCTGGTTCACCTCAACGAGAATGAGCCCGATCCGCGGCCACTCGTCCAGCAGCGCCAGCACCCGCTCCCGCAGCTGCTCGCCCGGCGGGATCTTCACCGCGAGCGCCTCGTGCACCGTGCAGCGGTGGGTCTGCGCTGACCACGACACCACCGCAAGCCCTGTGAAGTCACTGCTGCGCTTCGCCGTCACCGCCGGGTCGATCGACAGCATCATGTGCGTGACCGGGTCCGGGCCTTCGTCTCCGGGGTAGCGGAAGTCGTCCGGCGTCCACAGGTCTCCGTCCGCACCCATTGGGTCGTTGGCGTAGTTCTTCGCGAACGACCTGGTGTGCTCGATCGACTTGAGGTAGGCGAGCGGCCACTTCGCTGGCCACACGCTCCGCTCGTACCCGCCGGCCGTCTTGATGATCGGCGGGGTGTAGTGCGCCGCAAGCCCTTCGTCGCGGATCCATTCCGCAGTCTCGACGCCACGGGCGTGCTTCACCAGCTGATGGATGACGCTGCCGGGCATGGTGACGGTGCCGGAGATGACGACGCGGGCGTACACGTTCAGCGGGAGGATCGCGTCGACGAGCGTGGTACGCCGCTTCCGCGCCAGCTCGGGACTGTAGCTGCTCTCGTCCGGCTCGATGTCGTCGCACAACAGGAGGTCGGGCCGCTGCTCGCCCACCTTCATGCCGAGACTGGAAGAGTCGATACCGCGGGCCGCGAACACGAAGCCACTGGCGGCGATGTACATCGACTGCGTGTCCGCGACGTTCGACCCAGACGGGCGTTTCGCCGGCGCGCAGAGGTCGTCGTAGTCGCGGCGGAGGAGTTCGTTGCCGTCGATCTCTTTCTTGAAGGTGGCGAGGTGTGTCTCGGCCTGGGTGGCTGAGGCGGCGAAGGCTGCGGCGAACCGGATGTGGCCGTGGGCGGCGGCCCACATGGGCAGGATGAGGAACCACCAGGTCGACTTGCCCATGTTGCGGGGGGCAATGTAGGCGTTGCGGCTTTCGCTCGGCTGGGTGATGGGGCGCGCCCAGGTGCGGGCGGCGCGGCACCAGTCGAGGTGTGCGTCGCCGAATGTGATCTGGCCTTCCTCGTCTTTGAGGTGGTGGCGGAGGTAGACGAGCGCGAACAGCATCGGGTCCAGGCGGGTCAGTACCTGGCGGCCTTCGGGGTCGGCGAGGAGGCGTTCGTCGAACTGGGTCAGGTAGGTGCCGAGGTCGAAGGTTTCGGCGTCCAGGCCTTCGAGGTAGCCGGCCTGGGGCGGGGCGGCCGTGGTCACAGTCAGCTCTCGCCGCCGGGGCCGTCGCGCAGAGCCTGCTCTTGCGCGGCAACCTGGGCCTTGGCTTCGCGGATCATCTCTTGGAGCTCCAGGTCCTGTTGGGTGACCTGGTGGACGGTGGCGTCGACCTTGACGGCGGCTTCGATGCCGGTGAGTTTGGCGCGGCGTTCGCCGTTGCGCCGTCGCGCGTCTTCGATCTTGATGAGGCGGTCGATAGCTTGGAGGACGGGGCCGTCGTCTTCCATCGGCTGTTCGGTTTCGGGGTGGAGGATGACGCGCCCGTTGTTGACCATGATGTGGCGGTTGGTCAGGACTTTGCGGGCGGAGACTTCGAGGTCGCCGAGGCGGACGAGTTCGGCGTCGAGGCGTTCAAGTTCGAAGTGGAGGACTGCTTCGCCGGGCTCGCGGATGATGTCCTTGAGTGCACGCTCGATGGCGTCGGCGGCGGTGCGTTTGTCTCCGTAGCCGAGTTCGGCGGCGATCTGTTGGTAGGTCCATCCCTTGGCGCGGAGGTCGGCGGCTTTGGCGTCGCGGCGTGCGGTTTCGGGGGTGCGGATGTAGCGGCCGGCGCCGCTGCGTGCGTGCTGGTTGGGGTTGGCCATGGTGGATGCCTCCTACGACCGGTACCTTTGAATCGTAGGCTAGGGCACCACTTATGGCTTCGATTCGATCGCGAGTGGCCGTGTGGGGGTGCAAGAACCGCTGAGGCGGCGGATAGTGAGGCCCCGGGGTTGGGCGACTCCGGGGCCTCACGCATGTCCTGCTCGTCTACGCCTTGATGCTGGCGCGCTTCCGGTGCGGCCAGTCGAGGAGTGCCACGTGGACGACGCCGGTGATGAGGTAGGCCCACAGGGCGTACCGGAACACCTCCCGTGGGACGCCCGGCTCGTCGAGGGCGTCGGGCTGGATAACCGCCAGGGTCGCAACGAGTAGCGACAGGGCGGCGTAGGTGGCTGCGGTGCGCCAGCCGACGACCCGCCTACGCCAGGCGACGATGAACGGCACGAACGTGAGCGCGGTGGCGCTGACGGCTGGGACGGCTGCCCATGCCCAGCGCTGCCATGGCTTGGGGTACATGGGGCGTCTCATCGGCTACTTCACGGCCCACTGTCCGGTCTGGTCGGAGAACCCGGAGTTCATGCCGAACTGCACGCTGACGATCTTTGAGTCTTTCGGGACCTCGAACACGATCCACCCCAGCGCCTTCTCGCCCTTCGGCAAGCTCACGTCCGACGACATCGACGGCCCGGCGGAGATCTCTCCGAACCAGGAGTCGAACCGCTGCCCCTGGCTGTCGGCTGCCTTCGCCCCGTTCTGCGGGCTGTCGGCGTACACCTTCGACCCGGTGTTCACGAGCTCGAACTGCGCGGCCGCCCACCGCTTCCCGTCCTGCGGGATGTCGAACTCCGTGCCCGGCTCGGCGGTGGGAAGCCACTTCTTCAGGGTGACGTCGAGCTGCTCGCCGTTCTCCATCCCCTTGAGGGTGAGGGTGTCGCCGACGGCCGCTGTCTTCTTGGCGGGCGCGTCTTCGGTCTTGTCCTCGGTGGTCTTCTTCGCGGACTTGGAGGTGCCGGCTTTGGGTGTGGTGTTGACGCTTTCTTCGGGGCTGCAGGCGGTGAGGGCGAGCAGGGTGGCGGCGGTGAGTGCGGCGAGTGTGGTCGTGCGGGTGTGGCGCATGGTCCCCCCTGGGATGGTGTTTCGTGAGATGGGGGACGTTATCGGATGTGAGTATGG